GCGGACGCGGCATACGGTGCTGAGCTGCCATAGGTTGCGCCCGGCCAGGCGCCGCTGAGCGGCACCCCGCCGCCGCGCAGGCGGAATGCTGTAGGGCGTCGGATAGGTTTTGCCTACCCGCGCCTCAAACTAACGCCTGTCGGGCCGCCAGGGATAGCGACATCAATAGGTCAGGTGGGTGCCCGCATGATCACCTTCGTTTCTGCGATCTTCGATCGCTGGGAAGGAAGTTTGTTCTTGGTCTTGAACGTAGATCATCTTTCGGTTGCAACATATGTTAAGAGCAATCCGCAAGGTTGGCAAACGGTATCTCCCACGGCGAGTGTGGGCATTCCTCCACGAGTTTGAGCTCAACTGTCTCTTCGTACCTCGCCAGGCGTCCTGCGATGCACTGGTGTGATGCCGAGCGACGGCGGCGTCCGGATAAGCCATCGAGAAGGGTCAAGCCAATCATTTCCATTCCGCTTGCCCGTGCGTTTCCGCTGCTGGCCTATCGCGAAGTGTTTTTGCACGCAAAAACTCGGTCGCTATCGGGGCACTTGCGGACATCGACCATCGCTAAGTCAAGGCGATTGAGAAGTACGCGCCTCGTCCAAAAGGGATCCGTCTCCTATTGCAGCCAAAACAATATGGCGTCAGCTTCAAATTGGCTCCATTCAATTTGACGTAGGCCGCTGACGCGAACGCGAATGGCCGATTGCGAGGAGCTGTCGAGCCTCGGTCCGCCGTTCGCTACTCGCCACTGGCCATTCATTCCAGAGCACCAATGTTCGACCTGATCGCAGCCCTCGATCGCGCGCTCGCCGCCGCGGGCGAGGATATCATCCTGCGCCGTATCGTCGGCATCGTGCCGAACCAGGCCACGGTCGATGTCGGCTGTCGCGCCAAGGTCACGGCCGGCAATGTCGAGCCGCTGCCGGGCGGCCTCGTGGTCACGACCTATGACGTCGTCCTCTCGCCGACCCAGATCCTGCAGGCGCAATGGCCGGGCGGCACGTTCCCGCACGTCCCACCGTTCGATCGTGATCAAGCCATTCCGCGCGCCGGACTGACCGACAAGATCCTGATGCGCGGCCTTCCGCCGATCGCGATCACGTTCGTCGATTCGGTGTTCGTCAAAGGCGAATGGGTGAGGGCCAATTTGAAAGCGGTGGGCTGATGCTGTCCGGCGGACTCGATTCAGCCGATCTCGACCTGACGGCTCTGCTGACCGACGAGCTGTCACCGCGGGCTCAACGCGCGGCCCTGGCGGCGTTCGCCCGCGAGCAGCTCGTTGAGGCCGAGAAGGTCAATCGAGACGCCCTCGGCTTCACACCAGGGCATACGGTCACCGTCGACGGCATCGCGGCCGCATCGGAGGATGCTGTCAGGCCTGACGGCACCATCGTCTACAGCTTCGATCTCGCGCGGGACTTGTTAGGCTGGATCGCCGAACAGTTGACCGCGTTCGCGCCGGTGCACTCGGGTCGTTTCAGGCGGTCGTTCGATTTCTTGGTCGAGGGCGTGCTGGCCGATCTCGACCGTGAACTGCCGCAAGGCCGCGAGTTCGTGTTCATGTCGATGGTTCCCTACGCCGGCAAAATCGAGGGCGAGCATCGTCGGCCGGAATCGCGGCAGGCGCCGAATGGCGTGTTCGAGGCGGTCGCCGTGCTGGCGCAGCAGCAATTTCCGGGCACCGCGATCAGCTTTTCATATCGATCGCCGTTCGCGGCCGCAGCTTCGGCGTCGCTGATACGCCCGCGATCACGATCCGGCTCGGAGCCTGATGCGTGGCCAGCCTGATCGTGATGGATGCGGTGGCGGCGCGGCTGGCCGCAAACTGGACGCTCTGCGCCATCGTCGATGACGATACCACGGGGCAGGGGCCCGCAGACGGCGCACCCTATCTGACGGTCGAGTATCCAGTCGCGCGCGAGGACCAGATCGCTGTCGGCAGCCCCGGCGCCAATGTGTTTCGTGAAATTGGCGTGATCCGCCTGGTGCTGGTGCAGCAGACCGGCTCCGGGACCAGGCAGCCGGCGGCATGATGGATCAGCTGCGCGCGCTGTTTCGCAGCAAGCAGTTCGGCGGCATCACCACCTTCGTGCCCAGCCCTGCCATCGTCGATCCGACCAACTACGCCGGCGGCAAGTTCAAGGTCTCTTCGGCGGTCCCGTACTACTTCGATTTGTTTTCTTAAAGTCTCGTCGCACAGGAGCAACCCCGCCTATGGCCTTGCAATCGACCAACCGCGTCAAGATCTCCAAGGTGCGGGAGACGACCTTCGGCGTCACGCCGACCAATCCCGCCTTCAAGGCGATCCGCGAGACCTCGTCCTCGCTGGCGGCCAATCCGAAAACGGTCATCACCTCCGAGATCCGCGGGGATCGCCAGGTCACTGACCTGATTCTGGTCGACCAGGATGCCGGCGGCGATGTTGGCGGCGAGGTCGCGTTCGGCGTGGCCGATGACGATATCGAGGAAGCGCTGCAGGGCACCTGGTCGACCAATCCAGTGATCGTGGTTGCGACCCTGGACACCGAGATCAGTGATCTCTCGGCCACCGTGGCAACCGTCGCCGCCGGCGGCGCCGCGTTCGTCGTGGGCATGTTGACCTTGCTGGCGGGTTTTCCGACCGTGGCCAACAACAAGCTCGCGCGCGTCAGCTCCTCGACGGCCACCACCATCACCTATCCGGCGGCGAGCTTCGCTGTTGAGACCACGCCGATTCCGGTTGGCGCGGCCATCCGCACCGTCGGCTTCGAAGGCGTGAGCGGCGATCTTGCGGCCGTGACGGCGGGCGGCAATGGCCTGTCATCGACCACGCTGGATTTCACCACCTTCGGGCTGGCTGTCGGCCGCTGGATCAAGCTCGGCGATGGCGACAATGCCGGTCACAGCTTTGCGATAGCGGCCTGCAACGGTTTCTGCCGGATCTCGGCGATATCAGCGCACAAGCTGTCCTTCGACGTAGTGCCGGCGGGGTGGGTCGCGGACACCGGCGCCGCCGTCGCGGTGCGCGCCTTCATCGGCGATGCTGTTGTCAATGGCTCGAACCTGCGCACCTCGACCATTGAGCGACAGTATCTCGATCATCAGCCGCTCGATTACGAGTATTTCACCGGGCAGGCGCTCAACGTGCTGGCCATCGACGCCAAGCAGGCGGCGATCGCGACCTACACCAAGACCTATCTCGGCAAAACCGCCGCCATCACCTCCGCGCGCGCCGCGGGCGCGACCGACGTCGCCGCGCCGACCTTTGGCGTGCTCAACACCTCGTCGAATGTCGGCCGTATCGGCTTCAACGGATCTGCTATCACTGGTCCGAATTCGTCATGTCGGCGTCGTTCAACATCAACAACAATCTGCGCGCACAGAAGGCGATCGGTGCGCTGGGCGCGATCGGCGTCGGCACGGCGAGTTCACGGTGACGGGAAAGCTGCAGACCTATTTCGGCGACGCCTCGGTCTACAACCAGATCCTGAACAACACGCTGACGTCTTTCGACATGCGGCTCGGCCGCAGCGACGGCAGTCGCGAGACGCTGCTGTTCGATTTCCCGGCGATCAAGCTGTCGTCAGGCTCGCCAGCGGTCTCCGGCAAGAACCAGGACGTGATGATCGATGCCGGCTTCCAGGCCGTCATGCACGCCACGCTTGGCTACACCATGCTGGTGCAGCGCTTCTACTACCTGCCGACCTCGTAGGTGCGATTGCTGGCGCTCATTGCAGTTTTCCGCGCAGTTTCCCGATGAGTTCGCGCAGGCTCTCCACGTAGTCCGCGATGATCCGACGCCGCTCCGCACTCTGGTCCGCGGACTGTTCGCCTTCCTTGGCAGGAGCCGGATCGTGCGGTTTGCTCATGTCTCGTAATCGTCCAATGCAGGCGTCAATTAATCCTTGACCTGGATCAATGTTTCCAAAAGAGGCTAAAATGAAGCTCTCCGCCATCAAAGTTAATTCGGCGCTTGCCGAGCAGGGCAGCTGGGTCGACAGCATCCCGGACCTGCCGGGCATCCGGATCAAGGCGCGCGGCGCCAACAATTCCGACTATCGCGTGCTCGAGGCGAAGCTGATCCGCGAGATCCCGCGGGCCGATCGTCTGGAAGGCCTGAAGCCGGCCGACCAGGACCGCATCATGGGCACGCTGCTGCTCGAGACCGTGGTGATCGACGTCGAGGGTCTGACCGAAGACGACGGCAAGACGCCGGTCACGTACAGCCGCGAGCTGTGA